CAGCGTTGGCAATCGCCACAACCTGCTCGGGCTGACCCGTAAGGTCGGAACCGGGAGCGAGGCAGTAGCGGCGGAAGGTCGAGGTTTTGACAACCTCGCCATCGACGATCTGATCCGCAAGACGGATCTGAAGCGTCGCGTTGGGAAGAACCTCGCAGAGCGATAAGATAGAGCGTTCGGTGAGCATAGGATTAGACGGTGTAGGTGAGGCTGATTATGAAACTGCTTGTGTTTGTAAAATCAGCGTCAGTAATGTCGGTAACAGCACCAGCATTCGTGATTTCTTGCAAAAGTATCTTTGCTGAATTAATAGCACCAATGCAGATTGGAACATCTGCAAATGATATTCCATTAAATCTAACGTTGGCCACAGAATATGCTTCGTTTATGTTTGCAATAGTGAATGGAAGCCCTGTTATTTCGGCAATTCCGGTCGATGAACCTTTATTGCTTAGGCTCAAGATTCCGCTGACACTAACCTGCCTGCCTACCTTTGTGTATCGACCAGTGTTTAATGTAGTTGTAATTCCAGTGTTTCCACCGCCAAACGTCAGCCCAATCGTCCAAGTCCCCTCCTCGTAATCATCCAGCGTATTCGCATCGGACGATGCTACTTGGGTGGCGGGGAAGTTGATGCCGCTTACAAGTTGCAAGCAGCCCTTACCCGCACTCGTCGCAACTCCGATGCCGACGTTGCCGGAGGGGTCCAAAACAAAACGAGTAGCACTCGCAGTATCGTCGGTGATAACCAAGTTTCCGGCATTAGTTCCGGTTCCGCTGCCACCAATCGTGATTCCGTACTGACGGCCAGATGCTGCGGTGTTGCGAAGCGTAAGCGAAGAATAACCAGTCGTAGATGTGCTGGTAACTCGCGCCATCGGGCTGGTTTGCTGAAGATCGAAACCAACACCGGGACTAACCCCCACCCCAAGTCCGGAGGCGTTGAGGGTCATGGCGGTGGTGCCGCCGACGGACCACGTTGAAATGCCTGTCGCGTCGATTGAATAACGCGTGACTGAACTGGTGCGGAAGTTCATCGCTCCGATTTCAGCGTTTTCGATGAACGTATTAACGCCAGCCTGAGTAATAAGAAGGCCATCGTTTAGCGTTGTTCCGCTTGTTGAATCGCAAAGCTGCAACACCGGAGACGAACTAGAAAACAGGCTTAGATTGCGAGTCGGAGATATTCCGATTCCAACGCCAGTCGAAGTAACAAGTAAACCAGTCGTCCGCACCGTCAGATCGCCGGTGATGGTGGCGGAGGCGAGGGTGGCGGTGCCGCCGGATCCTAGGAGTTGATTGATCGTCGACTTCTTGGTCGTGCCGCTGGCGGCCATTGACGTATCGGAGACGTCGACGATCACCAACGGGTCGGCCGTGGGATCTACCGTAGAGATGGCCGTTAAGGCCGTAATTTTGGAGTCTGCCATATCAGTAAACGGTGAGGATGAACTTGTCGGAGTTTTCGGTTAGTAAAAGGTCGGTGCCGTCTTCCAAAGCGATTCGGTCGTAGGTGCCGAACGAGAAAACGATCTTACCGGAGGCATCTTCCTGCAGGACGAAGAACTCGTCCTCCTGGAGCATATCGCGCCGCAGGATCGGCAGATCGAAGCCGCCGGCCTCGCCGGAGGGCGCTCGATTGGTTCCGATGCCGATGCCGAGTCTCATGTGTTAGGCGGTGCGAGCCAGGAATGCCACAGCCTTGCCAGAGGCCAGTTGAAAGCCGGTGATGTCACCGCACAGCGGGAAGCCGGCCGGCAGGGTGATGCCGGTCCAAGTCCCAGAGATCCCGGTGCCGGTGATCGAGGTGAAGACGGTCGGCTCGGCCGGAATCACGGCCGAGAAGTTGCCAGTCTGGGCAGCCGTGGTGGTCACCGGGAAGAATCCCTGGCGCCCCATGCTGTATTCCATCGAGATGTCTGCTTGAACGGCCATGTTTTGTCTTGGTTAGAGGGGAGGCCACCGGAACTTTCCAGCAGCCTCCCCAATATTAGGTTAACCTTTGCGAACTTTCGGTGCCAGGGCTCCCTGTATCCACAGGATGAGCTTGCCTCCTTCGGGAACGGTCGCGGTGTTGAAGCCGTCGCGCTGGAGAGACGCGTCGACATCGGGACCAGAAACGAGCTTGGTTTTGCCGTTCTTGTCCACCGAGATGGTTGTGGCGATTCTCATGGGTCAGCCGATTAGGAGGTGATCAGAACCTCGGCCTGCGTGGTATCCGCGGCGGCCGCACCGAACATGATGTCGTAGGACGCCATGTGAGCGCGGGTGGCGCGGCTGTACCAGACCGACAACAGCACGGAGAGGCCGTTGGACAGCTCGACCGTGCGCTGCTCCAAGAACTCACCGGCGATCATTCCGACCGGGAGGCCCGAGGCCACCGCGATGGCGTCCTGGCCGCAGACGAAGCCGGCGGTGTTGGCGATGGCGCCGGTCCAGTCGTTCTGCTCCAGGATGTTGGCGAATCCGAAATAGCCGTTGTTCAGAGGGCCGTAGCGGCTGTCCGGGAACGGGTTGGTGCCGGCGGCAGCAGTCAATTGGCCGGAGAACATCAGGCGAGCCAGGTGGCCACCGTCGAGCAGCAGCAACTTCTGGCGGTAGTTCTTGGCCAGGGCGAGGATGGCCGGGAGGTCGGAGCTGTCGAAGTTGGCAGCCGTGCCGATAGCCGTGCCGGCGCCGTAGTTGGTCGAGGTCATCACCGCGGTGACCTTCTTGGAGATCGCCAAGGCGAAGATCTCGGCAGAGCCCTGGGACAGATCGGAGAGGGCGAAGCCCTGGTTAAGCTCCTGCTGGGTGACCGTGAAGGTCTTGGTGATCTGGTTCACCGTCACCGAGGTGGCGGCCAGAATCGAGTTGTTGACCGCGGAGTCCTCGAAGTTGGTGGCGTTATCGACCGCGGCGTCGCCGCTGGTGAACTTCTTGACCTGCACCGTCGCACGGGGGCGGAGGTTATCCAGGCCGACGTTGCGGGTGAAGTTGCTGATCATGGCCAGCTTGGAGCTGATCACGGTGATCACGGCGTCGGCGAGGTAGTCGACAACCAGGCCAGAAGCGAAGGTGTTCGCGTTCTGCGGAGCGATCAGCGCCGACTGGCGAAGCAGTTCGCTGTGGTTCTCAACCAGGAAGCGCTGGCGCTCGGCACCGGCGCGGAGGCTCTTGTGCTTCTCCAGGAGCGGGTTGCCGAGGTTCTGGATCACCGGCCGGAGCGGCTCGGGAGCAGGGGCGGCGGTGATGCCCTTGGCGCTGATGGCAGCGGCAACGGCCTTGGCCACGATGGCGTCGATGTCGAGGGCGGACGGCGCACTAGGAGCGGCCGCCACCACGGTGTTTGATTCAGTCATGTTGTGTGGTGTCTGCTGTGATGTCGGCGCGGTTGTCGCGCCATCGGCGGCAGCGTCGGTGCTGCCGGTCGAAAGTTTGTCATCCGGAGATTCATCCGGGGTCTCGCCCTCCTCGATTTCGAGCTGGGCATAAAGCGCTTGGAACCAATCACGGCCTGCGGCGCCGCCCCAGAGGTTAGCGGAGACATCGGCCGGGGTGTTGGGCTCGGCATCCAGGAAGCGCTCGTTGCGAGCCCACCAGGCGTTGGCCTTCTGGATCTTGGCCTCGTTGGGGGCCTCACCGGCCACCAGGGCCTCGGCCTCCAGAACGGTCTCTTTCTCTAGGCCTTCACCGGCCAGGCCTTGGGCGTACTGCTCCAGGCCGCGGCGAAGGTTGTTTTTGACGGTCTCCGGGGCGGTCTTGGTGACAGCCCGGGGGTGCCAGCAGGCAGCGATGGCCATCTGCTCCTCGGTCATCTTGTCGGCCAGGCCGAACTGGATCGCCTCCTGGGCGGTGAACCAGGTCTCCTCTTTCATTGCAGACCGGATCTGGGAGGTTGGACGGCCGGTCACCTTGGAGTAAATACCGGCCAGCACCTCGGCGTGTTGATCCAGGGCATCGGCCATCTTCCGCATTTCCTCCGAGGTGCCTGCCACCATTCCGGAGGGGTCGTGAATCATGAACAGGGCGGCATCAGCGATCTCAACGGTGTCGCCGGCTAGGGCGATGATCGAAGCAATCGAGGCAGCAATGCCGACCACGCGGGTGGTGACGGGCGCCTGCCGGCCTCGCAGCATATTGTAGATGGCCAGGCCGTCCCAGACGTTGCCGCCGGGGCTGTTGATCTCGATCACCAGGGGGCCTTGGCCGACGTCCTGAAGGGCTTGGCTGAAGGCCTTGGCCGAAATACCGGAGCCACCGAACCAGTCCTCACCGATCTGATCGAAGATCTGGAGGGTGGCAGGCTCCGAGGCCGAGGCCCGGGGCTGGTAGGAAAGCCAGTTGTTGATCTTGGTCATTCTGATTTCTTGGATCTGGGTTTCCGTTTCTTGGCCACTGCAACCACCTCCTGGGGAGGTTCAGACGGGATGGCCTCGGGCATAGTCTCAGAAGGCGCCTGCTCGATGGCCATCTCGGCCGGCTCGGGTGCGATAGCCTGCTTCTGGGCTGTCGAGATCTCGGAGACATCCAGACCGTACTTGGTGGCCAGGTCTTGGATGTACCGGGCTTGCTGGGCCTTGGCCTCCAGGGCTGATCGCCAGTCGATGCCTCGGGCGCCGTAAATCTCGTCGTAGGTGGTGACGCCGGCACCGAGTTCTGCGAGCTGTGCGGCAGAGTTTCGGCCGACGTCGACGTTAGGCGAACGGGGCGCCTGGATGGCCACCTCGTACCAGTCGTCGGGAGAATCGCGGAGGCTGGGATCGGTGCGGATGGCGTATTCCATCACATATTCCCAGATCCTACGGGCGGCCGAGGCCATCACCTGGTGACGGCTTCGGAACCACACCGACGACATATCCAGGGCGCCGCGATAGACCGTGCCCTGCATTCCCTCTGGGAACACTAGGACGTAGGGGATGCCGATGCCGGCACAGACCTTCTCGGTCAGGCTGCGCCAGTATTCGCGCATATTGACGTTGGGGCGGTCGGCCTGGAACTGCTCGAACTCGTCCCCGGACTTCAGGACTTTGACCGTCGAGCCGAACACGTTCTCGTAGTACGTCTGGGCGGTGCCTTGGCTACCGACAACACCGGAGCGGAGGCTGCTGGCCTGCACCTCCCCGGAGCTGGTCTTGATCACCTGGGCCACGCTGGAGGCCAGTTTGCAGGATTCCATTTCCAGCTTCTGGAGGTCGTCCAGGTCGTGCAGGTCGTTAATGACGCACGCCACGAAGGGCAGGCCGCGGAGCTGGCCGGCACGCTGGGCCTCGTAGATGTGGACGATGGAGTCGGAAGATATCGACCGGACTTCGGTGAGTTGGCCCTGGTTCGTTTCCTGCCCAATAAAGTAGGAAAGAGCTCGGCCTGTTTTGGTATCAAACCGGACTCCATCGAAGATGTCCGGCGATTGCTCCTGGCCTGTAGGTGTTGCCACCTGTTGCGGCTCGATGAGCTGGAGTCGGGGGCGGCCCGAGTCGCCCTTGGTCAGAAGCAGGAAGGATTCGCCATCGTAGAACCAACCACGGGCGGCCAGGCTCATGAGGGTGCCGAAAGACTGCCGGGATCCGATGTCCGGATAACGGCACCAGGTGTCCCACCATTTCTTGGCCCGGAGATTCCAGTCGGGATCCGAGGAAGCCGGCTGCACCGAGAAGTTGCTGCCAACGGTGTAGTTCTCGAACAAGTCACCGAGGCGGTTCATCACCGCGTTGTTCTGCTCGAAAAATCTGCTTTTCCGGACGATCTGCTGCCGGGTCGAGGCAGTCACATCGAACCGCACCGAGGTGTAGCTGGTGTCCAGGAAGGAACGTCGGATTGAGTTAGACGCGCCCTCGTAGCGGTTTACCGGGGCCGACCGGAACTTAGCCAGGATGTTGTCGAGGAATCCCATTAGGTCATCCCCGTTCTGATGGCGCCCTCTCGACGGAAGTTCGAGAAGTCACCGCCGTAACTGGTCACAGCGACCAGGACGACGGCCATCATTTTGTTGAAGATCTGGGTGTCGGTAGGGGCGGCAATGCCGTCCTGACCGAGTAGGTAGACCGCCAGCTCGTAGTCGGCGATGAGGCTTTCCCACATCTCGACCATTTCGGAAGGCGTGGGAGCGCCCTTACCGGGCTCGGCAAACTCGACCGAGACATCCGAGGAAGATGTCGACCGAACAACCTGGCCGGACTCGATCACCGAGGCCGCGGCAATGACCTTCGAGGTCAGGGCGGCTAGCAGTGTCGCGCCACCGAGGGCGCTGTAGACACTGCGAAGATAGGCACGCTTGATTGCGACCGTGAAAGTGAACACCTCGGGCTGGAGGCTTTCACATTTTTTAGCCTGTTCAATGGCTTAGCTAAGACTGGACATCACTTGACGCGAGGTCATTCCAGAGCATCACCATGGCCAGTTGCATGATCTCGCAGTCGTGAAGGTGGTCGGGCCACTTCTGGTTGCGTTTCACCCAGACGTGTTTGATCCGGCCTGCTCGATTGGCTTGGGGCCGTAGCAGGTGAGAGTCGAGGTGACGCCAGTAAAGATCCGGATCCGCCACATAGGCGCCTTCAGCCTGGACGCTGGGAGGCTCCTGGTGGACGCCCCATTCCCGGTCGATGTCGCCCTTCCGGAGCCTGGACAGCATATCCCGGAGATGCTCGGTGTCGAACACCAGGAGAGGCTGCACCACGTCGGTACGCATCGAGGAAGACGTTGACAGGCCGAACGGGTGCACCGCACCGGTGGCTGTTGTGAACCGGGCGCCGGTCTCCCGGCCTTTGAGCGGTAGCCATCCGATCAGGGCAGGCTTTCGGAGACCGCCCTCCGGCGGGAACCGCAGGCCGCACGGGTAGCTGATAGGGTTGGACGTCACCGATGAATAGGCGCCGCAGGCATCGTAGACCGTCTGGGTGTTGAAGCCTGAGTCAATGCCGACATCCATGTCGTGCACCTCCAGGGCCACCTGCACCCGTCGGAGGGCGGCGAAGTCGTCGGCATGGCCGGCAGCCACCAGGGTGCTGTTGCCGTCCTTCCATTCCCGGCAGACCCACCAGAGGAACGGCGCCACGGCCTGGACGTCTGCGGTCAGGTAGCGGCGGCCACCGGTGATCGTGACCGCGGCCGATGCCTCGGGTCGTTCCTGCTGCACGTCCTGCTGCTCCCAGGGCTCGGCTAGGTTGCCGTTGATGAAGCCCTGCAGGCCGGCCATGGATGCCTTGGCCTCAATGAAGGCCACGGCCAGATGGCCCCAGGTGCACTTCCGATCCGGGCTGTAGAGGCTGCTGAGATGGTAGGACCGCACGCCGGGCATGGCGTTGGGATTCTCCGGGCGCCATTGACCATGGCGGAGGGATGCCACCTTGTGGGCGTCGGTGATCTTGCCGAGGCAGATCTGGCAGACGTAGTGCGCGGAGGCTCGGATTTTGGCTAGGTCGTGCTTACCGTCTTCGGTCTTGGCATCGTCCCAGGTTACCTGGCGCCATTCGAGTTTGATCAGCTCCCGGCAGTGTGGGCAGGGCAGGTAGTAGCGCCGCTGGTCTCCTCGAAGGAAGCGCTGCCAGATCCGGCCTTCGACCACCGTGGGCGTGCTGGTCATGAAGGCTTTGCTACTTGAAAAGCTCTTGAGGCGCTGTTCAGCCAGGTCGAGGGCGTCGGCCTCCTTGGCTGTAGCCTCAGCGAACTTGTCTACCTCGTCGGCGATCAGCACCCGGACGGGTCGGCAGGCTAGGTTGGCCGGGCTGTTAGATCCGACAAAAGTCAGGGTCGACCGTGTAAAGTTCTGCTCAAGGTTGGTGATCTTGTCGGCCTCGGCCGGGAAGCATTCGAGCATGGTCGGGCTATCCTCCAGCATGGGCAGCCATCGGCTCTTAGAGAATGACCTGGCCAGATTCTCTGAGGGCATCAGCCACAGGGCTGGGCTCGGCTCGTTGGCAATCAGCCAGGCCAGGCCGGCCATCAGGGTGGTCGTTTTACTGGTCTGTGATCCCCAGCACAGGGTCACCTCGGAGACCGATGGATCTTTCCAGGCCTCCATCGGTTCCCTGGTGTACGGCCGCACCGAGGTGGAGAACGGCCCGGGGTGCTCGGTCTGCCGTTGGGTCAGGCGGAGGTTGGCCTCGGACCATTCGACCACCGTCTGCTGCGGGGTCGGCCGGTACAGGTTGCGCCTGTAGTCCAGAAGGGAGCGCTGGAGGTCGGTCAGGATTTCCATGGGTCGGTGTTGTGTAGTGTCTTGAGCGCCACCTCCTGCACCCACCGGGTGAGTTCGATCTCGCAGTGCTCCGGGTCGTGTGGGGCAATCCGGCCTGAGAGCTGTTTGGGCATGGCTTTAAGCAGCGAGGCCACCGCCCCGTCGTGTTCCTGCATCACCCGGCGCACCCAATCGCCGCTGACCAGCCGGCGCTCCTTCTCAGCCTGGGCGATCACCTCGTCACGGGCGCTGGTTAGGTTCTTAGCTGCTGCGGCGTGGATGGCAACCAGACGCCCTGCATCGGCTCTACCGCCCCGGAGGGCATCGACTGCCAGGTCGTAGGCTGCACGCTCGATTTGCCGCTGCCGCTCGTAGGCGCCTTGTGGTGAGTCGATAGCCGCGGTGGCTGTGTCGATAGGGTTCGAGGCTTCCGCGGGGCGGTAGGGGCCTTCCTGTTCGATTGCGGGGGATTCTGGTGTGAGTGGCTTAGGTGAATCTGATTTTCTCTTAGAGCGTATGTTCTGAGAGCGCCAGATGTCGGCAGCCTCCGGGCTGGTCATGGGCATTCCCTGGGCAATAAGCTGGGCCACCCGGGGCTGGCTTATACCGATCCTGTCGCCGTATTCCTTCTGAGTCATGGCTGCAAGGCGTTCTTGATCTTCTCGGGCATCATCGAGTCGGGCAGGGTGGCGGCGTATTGCAGGGCTCGAAACACGCCGTCCCTTCGGGAGTCGCCTTCCTTGGGGACGCAATAGGCCGCAAGCTGTTCCGGAGGTGTCCCGCGTTTCAATAGGCGGATGAACCAGGCCACGTTGGCCAATCCATACTGATCGACAAGGAATTGTATGTGGTTTGGCATAAGGTATTTATTGACAGCATTACACGCTCAGAACGATAGGGGTCTCGCGTTCACC